GGCTCAATTACAGGCGTTCTCTTATTCTTGGGTATATTTTTCCATAACAAAGATTGCGATGAATGTCGCAAACATTAGATTGAAGCTACTCAAACAAACAGGGGATAAGATAGAGAGAGTACAAAAGCATGAAGTGTTGGATCTTCTAGATAAAGTAAATAATGTAATGACTTTCTATGATTTGATGGAGCTTTATTCTGTTTTTAAAGAATCAACAGGAGAAGCGTTCTGGTGGTTAGTAAGGGGAGATAATGGAAAGATTGTTGAGATTTATCCTTGGTTAAGACCAGATTTGATGGAAGTAGTGCCAGACCCAGTTACTTTTGTCAAAGGATATATATATAATGTTCCTGGAACTGGGACAAAAGTACCATTTAGCACAGAGGAGATAATTCATTTTAAAAGCATAGATCCCCTTAATCCATATAGAGGATTATCCCCATTGAAAGCGTCAGAGATTGCTATTGCAACAGATAGAGAAGCTTCTACTTGGAATTGGAGGTTTTTCAAGAACTCTGCACGGCCAGATGTTGCTATTGAAGTGCCAGGAACTTTAACCAAAGACCAATATGATAGAGTTATGAGTCAATGGGACGAAGCACATAAAGGAACAAGTAATGCTCATAAGTTTACAATTATTGAAGGTGGTGCAAAAGTAGTAGCACCATTAGGAGCTAACCAAAGGGATATGGACTTCTTAAATCAAAGGAAATATGGCAGAGATGAGATATTAACAGTATTTGGAGTTCCAATTTCCTTAGTAATTCCAGAAAGTTCCAATAGATCATTAGCAGAAACTGCAAAGGCAGTATTCATAGAAGAAACAATAGAGCCAAAGATGAAGAAGTTTGTTTCAACTCTCAATGAATTCTTGCTTCCATTTTTTGATGATACAGGAGAATTGTTCTTTGATTATGAAGATCCAACGATTGGAAATATGGAACAAACATTGAAATTATACGAGAGTGGAATTAAAAATGGTTGGTTATCAATAAATGAAGTTAGATTAGCAGAAGGGAAAGAAGCTGTTGATGGTGCTGATAGCTTATATCTTCCTCTTAATATTCAACCAATAGGAACAGTTAAACAGAAAAAGTCTGTTGGTAAAATAAATATTGCTAGACACAAAAGAACGAAAGGAGAGAAACTAGAAGCTATCATTAAAGAAGAATTGACGATTGAAAGATTAACCCAATTGTCTAAACAGAAAGAAGTTAAACCTAAAAACAAAAAGTCTAAAAAGAATGTTAAATTTGCTTTTTCAGAAAAACAAAAAGACATTTACTGGAAAGAGTATGTTAGTAAAACAGAAGTAGATGAGAAGTTGATGGTTATTGAGCTAAGAAAATTATTCAAAGCACAGGCAGAAAAAGTTTTGCCAACAATAAAAAACATCAAGACAGGTTTCAGCTTTAATGTAACTTCTGAAACAAAAGTATTCACCAAAGCCTTTCGCCCATTACTTAAAATATTAATTGCTAAGTATGGGAATGAAGTTTATGACTTATTGGGATTCTCTGGCTTTATCGTAGGCAATGATAGGATTGAAAACTTTATAAAAACTGATGGATTAAAATTCTGCAAGCAAGTCAATGAAACAACAAAAACAAAAATTAAAAAGACGATTGCAGAGGGTACAACAAATGGAGAGGGCATAAGATTAATTAAGAATAGAGTTAAAGATGTATTTGATGAAGCGACTGATGTAAGAGCAGGTGCAATAGCAAGGACAGAAGTTTCAAGAGCCTCAAACTTCGCAACAGTTGAAGGATATAAACAATCTGGCGTAGTGGAAAAAAAAGAATGGGTTACTGGATTAGATGAAAGAGTTTGTCCTATTTGTGGACCATTACATGGAAAGAGAGTTGACTTAAATAAGGACTTTGGCGTAGGCGATGCTCCTCCTGCTCATGTGAATTGTAGGTGTGTCGTGATTCCTGTTTTGAAAAGCACTTGACAAAAATCAAATATGGAATAAAATTGTAGAAAGAACTAAAAACTTAATATTCACTTGACTACTAAACGAGCAAGTTGTGTCTGAAAACACTTGCTCGTTATTTGTTTATAATTACTATGAAGAAAAAATTTGCGAAAGCGTATGTAAAAGAAGTTAAAGAAGATGGGCGTATAATTACTGGTGCAATTGCATCAACAAATTCTCCCGATAGAGATGGAGAAATTCTTTCTGCTAAGGGTTGGAATGTTAAATCTTTTAAGAAAAATCCTGTTTTACTTTGGGGACATAGTCATTTTGACCTACCTATTGGTAAGATTACCAGTATCAAAAGTACAGAAGAAGGACTTATCTTTGACGCAGAGTTCGCTGTAAATGAAAATCCCTTTGCTGAAAAGGTATCTAGGCTTATGAACAAGGGTTTCTTGAATACTTTTTCAGTGGGCTTTTTGCCACAAGAAAGAGATGGAGATACATTTGTTAAGCAAGAACTCTTAGAAATATCAGTAGTTAATGTTCCTGCAAATCCAGAAGCTGTTGTTTCTCGAGAACTAAAGAGCCTTTGGAAAGAAGTCAAAGATGTTGGCGAAAAAAAGGTAGAGAAAAAGATTATCAAAAAGGTTAAGAAGAAAGTTGAGGAAAAAGAACCAGAGAAGAAAGTCGTTAAGAAAGTTATCCCATTAAAGGAAAAGGATATAGAGAAAACGATAGAATTGAAGGAGCAAGACAGAATTCTCCTTAGAAATGTTCTTTCTTCGATAAAAGAGTTAGATGTTATTAAAAATAATACCTCAGAGGCATTGATCAAGAAAACTGAATTGCCTAAGGGTAAAAAAAAGGTCGAGAAAGTTTTAAATGCTGATAAGGATAAAATCCATAAGGCATTAAAGCTTATATTGAGAAGCGTTGAATACGCTATAATTGTTACAAAGAACAAAAAATGAAAAAATACATTTTAGTTAATGGCAAAAAACATTATATTAAAACAGAGAAATCTGAAAAAGATGTTGTTGCCAAAAAAAAGGTCGAAAAGAAAGACGAAGTTTCAGAGGTGGCTAAAAACATCGCTGAAAAGCTAGCTGAACTCCAAAAGGTTAGCAAAGTAGATGAAGTCAAGAAAGCGAAAATTGCATCTATTGAGAACATCAAATTGGTGGATAGAAAGGTTAAAATGTTCACTACTTCAAAGGGTAATGATATTTCCTTGAAACAAAGCCAAGTTGATGGGTTAAGTGGTTGGTTTAAAGCATTTATTGCACAAGATAAAGCTGGTGTGATGAATTATTTCCAGAAATGGGAGCCACTAAATGAAACTACCGCAGCAGAGGGTGGAAATTTAGTCCCAACACTACTTTACAATGTCATTGTTGATTTCAAAGAAGATGAAGCAATCATAATGCCAAGAGCAAATGTGATTGATATGACAGGAATGAAAACCAATGAATTGGATATTAGTGGTATCGCCACAAAGCCAAGAGTCCAGTGGGTTGCTGAACAAGGTGTGAAATCCACAAGTTCAATGACCTTTAGTCAGCAAAGTCTAACTCCTTATACGGTTGCAGCTATTATTCCTTTGACAAATCAATTGGTACAAGACAGTCCGTTCAACATTGTATCATTGGTCTCTAAGGCACTAGCTGACGCTGTCACTAAGGAAGAAGATAGAGTGTTCGTAGTTGGTACAGGTACTGCCCAACCAACAGGAATTGATGCATATACATTTAGCTCAACAGCTTGTGGAGGTGCAGTGAGTCTAGACCATATTCAAGACGCTTACTTTGGCTTGCCACAAGCTTACCGAAGCAAAGCTGTTTGGATTATGAATGGTAGAACAATTGCTGATTTGGCTAAGTTAAAGGATAGCAACAATAGACCACTTCTACTCGAAGAAGGCATTGTGACTGATCCTGGGTTCCCTGCGTTGAAACGAAGACCAGTTCTCGAACAGAACGATATGTCTTCAGACAAGATATTCTTCGGTGACTTAAACTATTATTGGATTGGAAAGAAACAACCAATGAATATTAGTATCGCCAAAGAAGCGACTGTTGCTGGTTATAATCTCTGGGAGAGAAATATGACTGCAATTCGTGTCGAGGAAAGAATTGATGGTGAAGTCGTAAACACCAAAGCATTCTACGAATTGACAGGCACAGGCGTATCGTAATCGTTGATGTTTTTACAGATTGCCTTCTATAATGGAGGGCAATCAATAAAGACATTAATTGTGTAGAAAAAATATGGTTAAAGTAAAATTAATAACTTCGTACTTAGATAACCCTGCTGGATCTATCTTTGAAACAGACAAAGAGAAAGCAGACCAATTAATTAGTCTTGGTAGAGCAGAACTGATTAAAAGGATCTATAAGACAAAAGTTGTAAAACCAAGTAGAACAAGCAAGAGATATATAACAAAATAATGAAACTTTCAGTAATTATTCCTTCATATAAAGATCCATATTTGCACAAGACAATTGATTCTATACTCAAAAATTCTGTATTAGGAGATGAGTTGGAGATTGTTGCTGTTTTAGATGGATATTGGTCAAAAATCCCCATAAAAGATGATCCAAGGATAAGAATAGTTCATCTGGGAGCAAATCGTGGCATGAGGGGAGCAATTAACGCAGGTGTATGGGTGGCAAGTGGTGAGTATTTAATGAGAGCAGATGAACATTGTATGTTTGCAAAGGGATTTGACAAAGAAATTATTGATAATATGGAGGATAATTGGATTGTAGTTCCTAAGAG